TGGCTTGCCACCCCGCCGTTTTTTTTAACATGAGTTTTGAAAAACAGCCAAAAACGGGGGATTCCGAACCAGCCGGTTCACGGCGCGCGCCGGGGCGACCCAAAAAGGAAAGGCCGCCGCTCGACGTGGAGGGAATCCCCGACTCGAGCTTCGAGCAGACGATCGAGAAGCACGAGCGCCTGGTCGTGCTCGCCCGTGAGAAGTACGAGCGGATGTTGCGTGCCGGTGATGCCGAGGCTGGGCGCTACCAAGTCACGTACAACCAGAGCCTGAAGCAATCGGTCGCCCTTCGGGAAGAGGCCGAGCGTCGGTCGGTGTTTGCTCGCGAGCATATCCGAGCAAGCGAAGCCCGTGAGGCGATGCTCCGTCTGGCTGGCCTGATCGTCGAACGGCTGGACGCGCTGGGCTCGGAGTGCGGTGAGAACGCAAACCCCAAGGACCCGGTGAAGGCCATCGGTGTGCTGACGGAATGGGCGCGTGAGACGCGGGAGAAAGTCGCCCGTGTTTCGGGTTCGCTGGAGGAGCCGAAGCCGTGAACGCCGACGAGCTCTTCGAGGAGGGCTTGGCCGTGGTCAGGCCGTCAGCCTTGAGCGACCCTGTCGCTTACCTGAAGGAGAACGTGAAGAAGATTCCGGCGGGCGTGTTCGACGGCGGGTACAACCCGAAGCGTTGGCCGTGGATCGGTGAGGCTGTCCGCATCTTCAATGCGCCGACGACGTCGCGCCTGTTCATGCCCTGGGCAATCGGCTGCGGGAAGACGCTGACCTTGAAACTGAACGCGACTTACCTGATGGCAAACCGCCGTGCGTCGATGGCCATCTTCCTCGACTCGCAGGACAAGGCGAAGGCGTTCACGCTTAACGAGCTCAGGCCGCTGTTCGACCAGGTGTCGGATATCCGAGGCCAGATGTCCGGTGAGGACAACGACAAGTCGGGCACGCTTCGGTTCGCGGACGGCTCGCTGATTCACAACCGATCGGCCTCTACGGAGAAGCACCTGCAGTCCCTGCACGTCCGCTACGTCTTGGGCTCTGAGTGCTGGCAGTGGCCGAACGGTGCGCTGGCCATGAGCATGAGCCGACTGAAGGCTGCGGCGTTCGCGAGCAAGGCGATCTACGAGAGCCAGCCAGGGAACGTCGAGGGACAGGGTGCGGAGTTCTGGAAGTATTACCTGATGACCGACCAGCGGGAGTGGATGTTCGTGTGTCCGTCGTGCAACCATCGACAGCCCTGGCTGTGGGACTACGTTCGCTTCCCAGAAGGCGCGAAGATGATAGACGGCTGGGACCTTGAGGCCGTGCAACAGGGCACGACCTACGAGTGCTCGAAGTGCCGTCACCGCATGGAGGACAACGACGAGGTGCGGACGGTCTGCAACGAGGTCGAGCGCGGCGCCGGGTTCGAGGCCACGTCAAAGGCAGAGAAGGCAGGTTACGTCGGACTGCACGTCAACGCTCTCGCGTCTACGAGCTGGGGCTCGCTCGCGGTGGACATGATCAAAGCGAAGGAGTCGGCAGAGATGGGCGACAATATTCCTAGGCAGGTATTCAAGCAGCAGTTCTTGGCTCTCCCTTGGAGTGATGACACCGGGAGCCTCGTCGTCTCGACCGAGTCCTCGGACTATGCGATGGCCGACCCTTGGGACGCGGTGGCCGCCATCGGTCCGCGCGGTCAGATCGTGGACATGGCCGGAGCACCTGAAGGCTCGGTCAAGTTCCAGACGCTTTCCGTGGACTGTCAGGGCGACCACTTCTGGACGGTGGTCAGGCAGTGGGCACGAACGGGCCACAGCCGTCTGGTGCACTTCGGCAAGGTGCAGAGCACGGACGGGCTGACGGATTGGTCGGGCCTCGACGCTCTGGCGGCCAAGCACGGCGTCCACCCTCAGCTCGTCATGGTAGACTCTGGCGACGGCAACTCCACGCAGGAGGTCTACAAGCAGTGCGCCGTCCGTGGCTGGTACTGTGCCAAGGGTTCAGGCCAGGAGTACTTCAACGTCAAGACGAAGTCGGGCGAGACCGTCCGGCGGTTCTACGCGACGCCGACCGCGATCCATGTACCGGGCGTCCGTACGCCTACGGCTCTGGTGGTCTGGTCGAATCTCTCAGGCAAGGATTTATTCCACGGCCAGAAAGCGAGGAAGGTCTTCACGTTTGCCCGTGATGCCGACCCTGCCTACGTGGAACAACTTAACAGCGAGACCCGCGTAAGGGAGCCGGGCGGCAAGGCAATCTGGCGGTTGCGCCAGGGCGTGAAGCACAACCACGGCTTGGACTGCGAGCTTCTCGGGATGCTCATCGCGGCTCGCTGGGGTCTCATCGGACGAGACGAGGTGCAAACCTTACCCGCCCCGCAATAAGTATATGCTCGGCATCTACGTAGGCGTTCCCGAAGACGTCCTCCTGCAATACAAGCAAGAGGCATTGGGCGACCTTGGGAAAGCCGTGACGTCCTACTCGGACTCCGGCACGAGCGTCAACAAGCAGTTCGGGCTACCCCCCGCCCAGCGTATCCAGGAGATTAACTACGCCCTATCGCGTATCGACAGTAAGCGCTATGGCGGTGCTCATACCTCCGTGCAGAAGAACTGGGATATGCGGGTTGACCTCTGATGCGAAAGAAGACCACGCCCAAGACAAAGACCGAGAAGAAGGGGCCGTCCGCCTCGTATTCTCAGTTCGCCAGCACGACCGACTCGGGTGCTCGGCGTATGCTGTTCATCGGTGCGGTCACCGACCAGCGTAAGGAGGTCACGTCCGGCACGCGCCTGACGATGGTCGGCACGTCCCGCTGGGCCGTCCGCAACAGCCCGATCTACAAGCAGTGCATCGACGAGGCCGTGCTGGTCTCCATCGGTGACGGCCTTGTGGCACAGTCCAACGCCAGAGACCCTGCCGTGGCCGTGGCGCATCAGAACTATTTCCGCGACTGGTCCACCCGTTGCGACCTGACCGGACGCTACAACCTGGGGCAACTGCAGGCCATGTGGATGTCCGGGGCTTTGGTCGATGGCGATAGTTTCGGCATCCTGACCAACGACCCGAAGACCGGCGTCCCGAAGGTGCAAATCCTCGAGAGTCATAGGGTGGGTACTCCGTCCGACAAGTTCGACACCAGCAACGTGGACGGGGCTTACCTCGGCACGTATGGCGAAATCACCGGCTGGAATGTCTACACTGACGGCGACAAGAAGGACCGATACGTCCCAGCCCAGTCAATGCTTCAGGTCATGGAGTTCGAGCGCCCGTCTGCGGTGCGAGGTTATCCAGTTTTGCAGTCTAGCCTGAACTCGGTCCGCGATCACCTGGAGGTCTTCTCCCTCGAGGTCCGAGCGGCCCGCGATTCAGCGGACCATACTTTAATCCTCAAAAAGCAGGGCGGGGTGTTGCAAGATGACCCGGCCTCCAAGTTCTCCGGTGATTACAATTCCTGCGAGAAGATGGCCAGCCAGATGGGCGGCAAGATGCTGGTGGTCGATACCAACGAGGACCTCTCTCAGCTGACCCAGACCCGCCCCTCTCAAGCGTGGATCGGGATGATGACCGCCATCGAGCGCGACATCGTCCGCCTGCTCCCCTACGAATACCAGGTCACGCCCGGAGCCCTCGGCGGTTCCTCGGTCCGCCTAGTCGCTGGCCGCGTGTCACGATGGGCTGGCAAGTGGCAGAGCATCATCATCGACAGCCTCGACCGTATCTACGACTACGTCATCGCCGACGCCATCGCCAAGGGCAAGTTGCCCGACGACCCGGACTTCAACCGCAAGTCATGGATCACGCCCCGCGACATTACCGTGGACGCTGGCCGCGAAGCCTCGCAAGACCGTGCCGACCTGCAGATGGGTCTGACCACGGCGCAGGCCATCCTCGGCAAGAAGGGCATGACCTACGACGAAGTGCTCGAGCAGCGCGCCGTCGAGATGGAGAAGCTCGTGCAGAAGTCCAAGGAGCGGAACCTCCCGCTTTGGATGCTTTACCAGTCGGCCTTCAACTGGCTGCAGCAGGGTCAGGCTTCGAGCCAGACGCCTGACGCGGTCGCCGACAACCTCGACCTCCCTCCTCCCCCAGAACCCTCTAATCCATGAAGTGCTTAATCAACGGACTGTCCGGGCGCGAGCCCCTGCTATGCGACCCTATCAAGGCCGCGAACCACATGAAGTACGCCGAGAAGTACGGCGTCGTGGACAGCGTGCTGGATATGTTCTTCAACCCTGTCGCCAAGCCCTACGTCACGCAGGGCGGCACGGCGGTCATCCCGCTCCAGGGCTTTCTGGGTGTCGGCCTGACCAAGTTCGAGAAACTCACGGGGGCCATGGACATGACCGAGGTAAGCGACCAGATTGACGAAGCACTCGCCAATCCTGCCGTCCAGCGCATCGCCTTCGAGATTGATTCCCCTGGTGGGACTGTCGTCGGCACGCCCGAACTCGCCGACAAGATTGCCAGCATCCCGCTGCCGACCATGTCCTACGCCAAGAAGCTGATGGCCTCCGGGGCGTACTACACCGGCTCTCAGGCCGACTACGTTCTGGCCAGCCCCTCCGCTATGGTGGGCTCGATTGGCGTGATCAGCGTGGACGAGTCCTACGACGAGGCGTTCAAGAACATGGGCCTGAAGGTCGAGGTGTTCCGTGCGGGCAAATACAAGGCCCCGAACATCGCCGGCGAAGGCTACACGGAAGAGATGCGCGACCTCGAGCAGAAGGCCGTCGAGGCCATGCACGAAGAGTTCAAGCAGACCGTCCTCCGCAAGCGCTCGCTCGCCAACCGCGCCGATATGGAAGGCCAGATTTTCACGGGCCGAGAAGCCGCCGCCAAGAACCTCATCACCGGCTTGGCTACGTCCTTTGCCGAAGCCCTGGCCGCGTTCGAGCAGTCCGCTTAACCTTACCCCCTACGCAATAGTATATGACCATCGAAGAACGCTTCAAGGCCGCCGAGGCCGCTGTCGTCTCCCTCACCGCTGAACGCGACGATCTCCGCAAGACGGTCGAAGCCTCCGTGGTCAACGTGTCTGCCGAACTTGACCAGGCTAAGGTCGAGGCCGCCGCCCAGGCTCAGAAGGTTCAGGAACTGGAAGCCGCTCTCGCCGAGGCCAACGCCAAGGTCGCCGAGCTCGAAGCCTCCAAGGCCACCGCCTCTGCCGAAGCCGCCAACATCCTCGCCGCCTCTGGTGTCGAGCCTGTCGCCGCCCCGGTCGCAGCCGCTGCCGTCGGCTCCATCGCCGAGCAGTACGCCGCGATGCCTGCCGGTCCTGAGCGCCGTGCCTTCCTCAAGAAGCACAAGGCCGTCCTCTTCTCCAAATAATTTCCCCTCACTTCAACCTACTAGCTACCCATGCCTAACACCATCAACAGCGCTCTGATCGTCGATACCGTCGCCGAGCTCAGCCTCACCTCCCTCTCGAACCGCCTCGCGGCCCTCGGTAACTTCGCCTCCGACTTCTCGGCTGACGTGAAGCGCCCGAAGGACGTCGTCCAGGTGGCTCTCTCCACCGCTGGCAGCACCACGCTGACCAACCCGACCGCGTTCAACGTCATCGGCGACAGCACCCTCGGTGCCACCGCCGTCTCGCTGAACCACCTCTACCAGCCCTTCGGCCTCTCCTACGCCGACATCCAGAACGGCATCAAGCTCGAGAAGATTCTGAAGATCAACATGGACAAGCTGGCCGACTCCATCTGGGCCGCCGCTACCGCTCCGATCACCGTCGCCAACTTCGGCGCCGCCACGGTCACCGCCGCTGACTCGGCTGTTACCCCTGGCTCTGCTCAGCTGAAGGCTCTCTGGGCTGGCGTCTCGAAGGCCGGTCGCAAGACCCTCATCGTGAACCCGGGCATCTACTCCCAGCTCATCCCGACCAGCACGACCTCCCTCCCGCTCTCCGCTGGTGCTTACGGTTTCGATGGTGGCGTGTTCTACGCTTCCCTCTTCCCGTCCGAAGCGAAACTGGCTGGTTTCGCGGTTTCCAGCGAAGCCCTGGCGATGGCCGCCGCCGCCCCGGACCTCGACGCTGTCGGCAACGACTTCCTCGTCCGCGAAGTGGTTCCGATCGAAGGTCTCGGCATCTCGGTCTACTACAACGTCTGGGCTGACAAGAGCACCCGTAACCTCGTCGGTTCCATGGAACTGATGTTCGGCGCGAACAAGGCGATCACGACTGGTACGCTCGCCTCGGTCTACAACCCCTAATCGGGGCTGAGTCCTGAAACAGCCCCCAGCGATGGGGGCTTTTTTGTATCCCTAAATCCCTACCCACCCTCTCATGTCCCTATACGGAACCTTTCTCGCAGACTATCAATTGCTCCTGGCTGACATCGGCGTCCCGGCTACGGTCGGGGCCAACCTTTTCCTCGTTGGCCTGTCCTCCCCGATGAACACCCCCAAGTTCGACGCGGGGGGCTTCACCGAGGAGAAGATGTGGACGGTGCGTTTTGCCGCCGCTACGGCCCCTTGGACGGCTTCTGATGGCCGGGTGGGAGGTCAGGTAGCCACCATCGTCTCGGGCGTCCCTATGGCCACACTAGCCCCGGGCAAGAAACTGACGGTCAACGGGCAGGTCCTCCGGGTCAAAGGCCAGTCCTACAAGCAGGCCAGCGCCGTCATCGAGCTCACCTGCATCGACGACAACCAGTAATGGCCAAGCAGACGGCCATCGAACCAGCCAGCCTCGCGGATTTCAACGCGGCGCTGAGGCACTTTGCCGAAGAGGTGAAGGCCGACATGGAGATGACAACCCGCGAGCAGATCAGGCTGATGTGCCGCGACGCCATGACCTTCACCCCGCCGATGCCCAAGGGCGGGGGCCGTGGCCTGAGCGCCGCCGCCCACAAGGCCGGCATGGGTAAGACGGCCAAGGACATCAAACGCATCTTCATTCCTGCGGACAGCCCCAAGAAGGGGATGCCCGTCCTGCTGCGCCGCGTCATCAACTCTGTCAGAGGCGACGACCGACAGGCGTTCATGGAAATCTACGGCAACTTCGATTCAGGCAAGGCACGCGGCATCTCCCCGGTCATGCGTAAGATTCTGGAAGACACCAGCTGGGAGCGCTCATTCAAGAAGGCCAAGAACTACCTGAACAAGGCGAACATCTTCGGGCAAATCAGGCCGATTGAAGGCCAGACCAACGACCTGCGAGGCATCCACGACAAATACAAGAACGCCGTGAACGGACGCTGGAAGCGCAACCAGCCCGTTGGCGGACCGCAGTATATGGTCGGCTCAGTCCAACAACTCCAAGCCTACATAGCCGAACGTCAGGCCAAGGTCGGACGCGTCAAGTCCGGCTGGGCGGCTGTCCTAGCGCAGGTCCCCAAGCCCGTGACCAAGAAGGGCGTCGAGCGTAACTTCGGCGCCTATGACGCTCCTTGGGTGGACGCAAACAAGCGCTCAGCCCAGGGCGTGTTCAGCGCCAGCCGTAGCCCGGGCTTCGTATCCATGACCGTGATGAACCTGATCGGGAACATCAACAACGTGGCAGGAGAAGCCGGGACCGAGAACCTAGTCTACGGCAACCGCGTCAAACAAATGCGTGCCGCCGTGCTCGCAAGGCTTGAGAAGACGTTGGCTCAGGCTAACGCTCGTAAGACCAAATAACTCTATGGGAACCAAATCCGCCCGCCATATCGTGGAAGCCGCCGTGGCCTCCCACCTCACCGCCCAGGTCGAACTGACCGGGGTCAACATCTACAAGGGCGACAGCGCCGACACGAACGAGCTCCCCAAGGCCATCGTGCTCTGCGACTCCGCCCGCCTACCTAACGACTTCCCGGACGGCCTCGGCAACTACTCATGCACCGTCCGCGTCACCCTTCTGGACTCTGCCGACGACGTGACCCTCACGGATCACCGTGCCCGGATGGCTGCCATCGCCGGGGCCATGCAGGACCTCGAAGCGCTGCAGGCGGTGTTCACATTGCAGGCCGACGCCCACTGCTACGACATCACCCCTCTGTCCGAGGATGAGGGGGTCAACGAGCGCTCCTGGGCATCGGTCCTAGTCTACGACATTCTGGTGGTCGTGAACCCCGAGGGCTAACCTTACCTTATCCGCAATAGTATATGGCTGCAATCGTCAAAGGGGTAACCGCAATTTATGGCCTGACGGGCGCAACCGTGTCCAACGCGGTCGTCCAGTCCTACACCAACGACGGCGAGTTCACGTCCGAAGCGACTATCGTCGATGAGACCGGAAAGACCGTCGCATGGCGCGGCGACGACAGACGCTGCCAGGTGAGCGTCGAGATTATCGCGAAAACGACGGCGATTCCTCAGCTTGGCGCCAACTTCACGCTGACGGTCAACACCGCTTCCGCTTACACCAGCGGCGCGGCTTCTACGGCTTTTTCTGGCTGGGTTACCAAGGTTTCCGACAAGGGCTCGAACCGTGGCTATTCCGCAGTCACCGTGACTGCCGTAGGCTACGAAGGCGTCGTCATCGCTTAACCGCATGGATAAGCGGTTCACATCCGCTTTCACGGACCCAGGGCTTACCAAACTCCTGGGCCGTTTTGTTTCCCCGTTCTGCCTGCTTCACCGCGTGCAGCTGGAAGCAGCCGAAAGCCCCCTCCTCCGTTCTGGCGCAGGCATCCGTCCGCTCGATCTGCTGGTGGCCGTCAAGATTTGCTCAGGCGAACGCCTCGACAAGCTGACTTTGAAGGACTCCTGGTATCTCGGGAAGATGACCTCAAACGAGGATTACTTCGTCGAGCAGATTGACCGCTTTTCGAAGTTCGTCCTGATTGAGGCGTGGCCAAAGTTCTGGGAGAAGAAGGCCAAGGCATCTGAGACCAGCGGGACCCCTTGGGTCCTGACAGTGGTAGCCTCCCTCATTTCCAACGGTATCCCAGAGGAGCGCGCGTGGACGATGCCGGAGTGCCAAGCCATCTGGCTCAACTCCACCTTTGCGATCAGCAAGGGAGCCGAACTTAAGGTCCTCACCTCTGAGGACGAAGAACTAATCGAAACACTCGAAAAGACCGAAGCATGAGCAACGTCATCAAGTTCAGCATCAACGGTGATACCAACGCCGAGCAGGTGACTGAGAAGGTCAAGAAGTCCATCAGCACCCTCGAGAAGAACATGGAGGGCATCGAGAACCGCTTCAAGTCCTTCGGCAAGGACCTGTTCCTTTCCTTCGCGGCCCCGATGGTCCTGCTTAACGCGGCCATGAGTTCCATCTCTGCGGCCATCGAAAAGAACCGGCAAGCGGTGCAGGACGCCAAGGCCGTGGCCGAAGGTGGCGGAAACAAGTATATGCGCGAGGGCACGGTCGGCTCCGCTCAGGAAGCGGCCCGCCGTCGTCAGGACGCCCTAGATCGTCAGAACGCCAAGCTGGCGGCACAGGCTCTAGCCGAAGAGCAGGGCAAAGAGGGCGGAGTGCTTGGATTCGGAGGAGAAGCCGATGCGGCCATGGTCCAGTACCTCAAAGAGTCTACAGGTCCTTTGGACTATCTCCGTCGAAATCTAAAAGCCGGTGCAATGTTCTTTGGCGTCAACGACTACTCTAAGGACGAAGAGATGCAGAAGGTACTCGAGAGCCGTTCGGCTGCTCGCGTCGCCGTTGAGCCAGAGATGGTCGCCAAGCAGAAGGCCGCCGCTGAGGCCGCCGCCGCCAAGCAGGCAGCCGAAACCAAGTCTGACGCCCAGAAGGCGCTCGATGTCCAAGGCAAGGGAGCCATGGCAGGCGCCGAAGGATTCTCCAATGTCGTCGGAGTGGGAGCCAACCCGGTCCTTGCCGCCGTCACCGCTCAGCTCGACGAGCAGCGCAAGCACACAGCCCTGCTCCAGCAAATCGCAATGGGTGGCAGTTACACCCCGCCCGACTTCACCAAGCAGGCTACAGCCAACCCGCAGATTGACGGCTACGGAAGCCAGATGTAATTTACCGACATGGCACGCATCGAAAAAGGCAACGCACTAACCGCTGACATCCTTCAGCCTGGATGGACGACCACCTCGGACGGCTTCGGCCTGATCGTCATCAACGCGACTTTCAAGTCCGACCAAAACACCGGAGCGTTCGCGCCGTTCGTGCGTGGCACCGCGTTTCCTGCTGGTGGCTACACTTACTGCAAGTCTCACAAGGGCAGCATCTCTTGGGACAACCTCGGGGTTGCTACCCTGAAGGTTGACTACGTCGGCATCGACCCGACTGTAAACAGTGGCGTCCGTACCCGGGCGAATACTTCTTCGGCCAACGGCCTCACCGCCGAGAACATCACGAGCCACCCGAACTTCTTCGAGTCTTCTGGAGGTTTCACTGGTGGCCCTCTGGCTGGCCTGCCTTCCGACTTCGGCGGCGCGTACGACGACTCGACCCTCGGGCCTCCTGTGACGGTCATCAGTGCCGCCCCTGGTCCTAACTTCGGTAAGCCCGTCGCAGTCCCATCCTCCGAAGGTTACAACGGAGCGTGCTTCGAGACCGGCATGGGTGGCCGCTTTATCGGCTTCGTAGATCCGTCCGTCCCTGAGCTCTACGGAAAGACCCAGTATCTCGCCCGCACGACCACCTACTCGGGCGTCATGTACACGACTTCAATTTCTGACGTGCAGGCTCTTTACGGCCTGCTTGCGAGCGCTACGGCCACTAACTCTTGGGGTATCTTCCAGCTGCTTCCCGCATGGGCTCCGACTGGATCTGGTGACTTTGGTAAGCGCAACCTGCTGTCTCAAATCAACGTCGAGGAATACGGATCGCTCTACAAAGTCATGTACGAAATCCGATATTCCAAGGACGGCTGGCCTCCCAACGTCTACGCAAACATCTAAGGGCACATGAGCATCCAGCCAGGAGTCGGTTACACGTTCACCGCGTCAAGCCAAGGGTCCAACCTTAACATCGAAAAGCCCTGGGCGCCTTGGACGACCTATGCCACGACGGAAGAGCCCGGCCACCCGTTCAAGATTGTGAACGTCCAGATCGTGACGTCAGGAGGCTCTCAGGTCGTTCGCTATCAGGTGCAGTCTGGCACGCTCAACAACCTTGTCCCAGTCCTGGATGACCACGCCAGCGGAACGACGGTCAAGCTCGACCGCGTTACCGCTGGCGTTCCTAATCCTCCCACCGCTCAGCTAGATCCGGCACAATACAACGGGACGACCAAGACTTCTTACATCTACCTGCGCGCTGGCCCTAAGCCATCTGCACCCTTCGACTATCCATTCAATGACGTAAGCAGCGAACGATACCCTGCGGTCGGAGGATATAATGGCGAGAGCACGCCTGACACTGACATATTCAGTTATCTCAAAATCGGCAGCATCGCCGTGGACAGCATCTCCGCCCCGACTGTTTTCACAGTGACGCAGTTCGTTAACGGCTCGCTCTGGGCTGACCGCATCAAGCTAGGTACGACCACGGCTAAGTACTACTACGCCCGCATCTGATGGGCTACATCATCGGAGTAGACAGCGAGACCCGGACATGGGTATCCACGCGCCGAGTGGTGACCAATGTAGACGCCACCCCTGTCACTCCTGTCATAGCGGATAATAACACGGAGTATCCTGCCGGGGCTTACTTCATAAAGACCATCGAGGGCAACGGCTTTATCCGCGGCAACGTGGTCCAGGGCGGTCCAGAGATTAACTTCTCTGAGAATACCGCGCCAATCGAGGACTACTTCATTGCCGGCGGCTTCGTCGAACCATACCCCGAGGACATGGTGGGCAATACCGTGCAGACCAGCACCAGCGCCTTCATCCTGATCATCGATGCGTTTGATACAGGTCAGACCGCAGGATTAGACGGCACGAGCCCGGTCACGGACTTCGAATGGTTCGAGAACGTGTCCTGACCCTGCCCGGGGTAAACCCTACCATTTGCACAATAAGTAGCCATGTCTGACACCGTCACGCTATCGCAGGGCAACACGTTCGCCTGCACCTTCGTCTGGACCCCTGGCGCTACCGGCCCTGCCAACCTGCTGACCACGACCCTGACCTCGACTGTGGAGGACAAGTGCGGCAACCTCTACGAGCTGACGATTACCAAGGCGCTGGACGGCCTGTCGTTTACGGTGGCCTACCCGGGCTCAACCGCTGACTGGGCCTTGGGCCTAGGCCGATGGGATATCAAGTTCGTCTTCCCTGGCGGCGGCATCTCCCGCACCGAGGTGTTCCGCGTGCAGGTTATCGACTCCGTCACCGTCTAAGCCATGCCTGACGCGACGATCACCTCGACGGCTTCGACCTTTGGGACCATCTCGGGGGTATTTTCCGCTGACCAGTCCACCATCTCGGGGACCGTCACGGGCATCGTGGCGGGCACGCTGGACGGTTCGGTCGGCGTCCCCGGGCCTGCGGGCGCGGCCGGGCAGGGCGTACCTGCTGGCGGCAGCTCAGGTCAGTACCTCCAGAAAGTATCTGGGGTCGATTACGCAACGGACTGGGTGACGCTTAACCTCTCGGGCTTGGCCACCGAGTCTTGGGTCACCGCTGGTTTCTACCCCCTCTCGGGTAACCCATCGGGCTTCCTGACGGCAGCCAGCCTATCAGGATACGCTACGGAGTCGTGGGTGACCTCGCAGGGCTACATCACCAGCGCGGCGCTTACTGGGTACGCCCCGATTGCCAGCCCAGTCTTCACGGGCAACCCCACCGCCCCGACCCCGACCTTCGGCGATAACGATACCTCCATCGCCACCACGGCCTTCGTCCAGGCTGGCCTTCTTGGCGGCACGGCCAACGCCCGCAACCTCGAGGTCTACGTCCGCAACCAGTCGGGTGCTTCTATCCCTGCGGGCTCCATCGTCTACATCAGCGGAGCCACGGGCAACCGTCCCCTGATCACGCTGTCCCAGGCTAACAACGACGCGAACTCCGCCCAGACGATGGGCTTTACGAAGACCGCCATCGCGAACAACGGCTTAGGCTACGTCATCGTCCGCGGCGAAGTCGAGAACCTCGACACGTCAGCTCTGACCGAAGGCGCTCAGCTGTACCTGTCCCCCACGGTGGCCGGTGCCTACACGACGACCAAACCGACCGCCCCCCAGCACCTCGTCTACGTCGGCATCTGCGTCCGCGCTCACCCGACTCAGGGCGTCATTCTCGTCGCTGTCCAGAACGGTTATGAGCTGGGAGAAATCCACGACGTGGCCCTCGGCACGCTGGCGAATAACGACCTGCTGGCCTACGAGTCCTCGACCGACCTCTGGAAGAACAAGACGTTCTCGGCCCTCGGCCTGCTGACCTCCAGCGCGGCGGCCTCGACCTACGCCCCGATCGCTTCGCCGACGTTCACGGGCACGGTGAC